AAATAATCTGACTGGATAATATCTGCAATTTGTTGTAGAAACGTTCTATCCACAAACATAGCTGCCAAAACTTTAACTTGAAATGTCCATCCATACTCACTTAACTTATCTGTCATATATTATTATATAGAAAATAATTATTAAATCCAATTATTTTGTTTTTTGTGCAAATGCACTTAATGATAACCATGTATTATTTAACCAATCTGGTAGATTCTTCATCACGGCCCACATTTTATCTTCCATGAAAAGTCTTCTGAATTCAATTTTATCTAATTCTGAAGTTGGAGATTCCATAATTTTTCTAATATTACTTTTTGTTTGAGCTGGAATATCTAATAGTTTTAGATTCATTAGTCTCCAGTTGTCAGATATTATATTTTCATTATCTAATATCTTTTTATATGTTTTTGAGTCGTCTATATTTTTATTACATACTTCCCATAAATCATCTAATTCATATTCACGTTCATTATTTAAATTAGGAATATGTTTCAATAATGTCTTTGGACCAATCCCCATTACACCAGGAATATTGTCTGACTTATCTCCGGTAAATGCTCTATATAACACATAGTTTTTAGGGTGTACTTGAAACTCATCTAATAATTTAGATGTATCATATAGTTTCTTTTTAATAGGAGACCAAATTTGAATTTTATCATTAATTAATTGATAAAAATCTCTATCAGTTGATACAATTGTTATTTTTTTACTCTTAACTTCATACATTTCTGTAATATATGCAATTGTATCATCTGCTTCAATACCGTCCATAGATAAAAATGTTACTGGTAATGCATCTAAATATGAAACTAATCTGCTAAATTGATGACGCATAGCTTTTTGCTCATCTTCAATACTTGGCATATGATGATCATGTCTTCTTAATCTTGTTTTATTAGCTCGATTACCTTTATAATCTTTATAAATCTTTTTTCTTCGCTTTGACCCCCCAACCCCATCAAACACTATAATACATCTAGAAGGCTTAAAATCTCTTACACACTTACCAATGCTATATAGAAATCCAGTTATTCCTCCTATATGCTCTCCGTCTTCATTAGTTGAAGGAGTTGCTGAAAAACTTCTAATAAAAGTATTCAGGCCGTCAAAAATCATTAAATGATCGTCCGGCCCTTGTGGAATACTTTCTTTTTCTTTTTGAAGTTGCTTAAATAATTCTTGATATTTATTCATTATCCTTCTTCGTTTATAACTTCTTCATCAACAACTATATCATCAATACCTCCGTCAACGCCGGCTCTGTATTTAAATATATATGCTTCACAAATTCTATCATATAGCCTGTCTTTCATTTTAGTATTTTGTATTACCTTTTCTATGAAATCTTTACTTTGAAATTTGATAGTATCTAATACTTCACCTGTATCAGGATCAACATCATCTAATGAATACCAAGCTCCTGATTGAGAAACTAATTTAAAATTCTTCATGATATTTAACCAACCACCATAGTTGTCAATTCCGCTATCATAATATATTTCATAATCAATTTTTTTGTTAGGAGGTCCCATTCTGTTTTTCACGACATGTACATTAGTTTTATTTCCAACTACTTGATCAGCTCCATTTACTCTGGCCTTAATCATTCCAGTATTTTTTAAACGAAGTCTAACTGATGAATGAAATGGTAAAGCTTTTCCGCCGGCTGTTGTCCACGGATCTCCAAAAGATACGCCTAATTTAGTTCTTAATTGATTTGTAAAAATTAAACATATTCTTTCTCTGGCTATCCAATTGGTAACTTTTCTCATAGCTTTACTTAATATAATAGATTTAGATGTTGCATATCCATCTTTATCATATTCCATAGCCATTTCTATTTTAGTAGATGCACCCATTACTGAGTCTACTACTATAGTTACTAATCTATCTTTGTCAGACTTTCTAACGTTTTCAACAATAGTTTCAATAGTTTCAAATATTTCTTCTATTGTTTCTAATGGAACATATAACATAGTTTTTAAATCTACGCCAATTGCTGTTAAAAATTCAGCACTACTTGCTGATTCTGTATCAATGTATACTGCTAATCCGCCTCTTTTTTGTGTCTCTGCTAAGGTATGAGCTGCTAGTAATGATTTACCAGAAGCTTCAAGTCCTGTTATTTCAGTAATTCTACCAACAGGAAAACCTCCATTAGGACGATTCGAAATAGCTAGATCTAACATTGAACATCCGGTGGATATCCATTCATTAACATTTGTAGGAGCATCTTCATCACCATCTAAAAAGAATGCTGACTTATAATTTTGTCCTTTAAATTGCTTATTAATACTGTCTGCTAGAGTTGATGCTAATGAATCTTCCAGTTCGCTCTTTTTCTTTGCCATATATAACTTTCTTAATTATTGAATAAATCGTCAAATGCTTCTGCTACGTCAGTTTTCTTAGTAGCTTTAGTATCATTTGTTTTTGTTTCTGGCTTTGCTGCGGCTGTTGTTTGAGTTGAAGTATTAGTATCAGAATCTGCTGTTTCTGGATTCATCCATTCATTTAATGCAGTTTCTAATTCTTCATATGTTGGCTCTGGAAATAATTCTGTTATTTTAGGTTGAGCTAATATTGATTTTGCAATTGCTTTATCTTCGGTAGCTGGTGATGTATTTGGCTTAACTCTAATAGCAGTCTTTGGATATTGTCCAGGACCTTCTGATGGAGTAAATTCAACATCAATATCTCTACCATTCATTAAGTCGGTAATATCTCCATAATCTGGATCTGCTATAATAGATAATAATTCAGAATAAATTGTTTTTCCGAATCCCCAAAATTTGACGCCTTCAGATTCTTTACCTCTTACTACAACAGGAACATAAGTTCTCATTTTAGGTTCAATTTTTCTACCCATTAACCAGTCATCTTTGTCACCAGTTTTCTTAAGCTTTTCGGCAAATTCTACTACCGGATCAGCATTACCAAATGTTATTGGAGAGAGCATACTTCTCTTTGCAATATCATAATGAAAATACATTTCTAGGAAAGGGTTTTCTTTTCTGTGGACGTAAGGGACAATTCTTACTCTTTGTTTACCAGGCTCTGGTCTGAAATAGTTATTTTTTCTGTCGTTAGTTGTTGTTAATTGGTTAAGTTTCGCCTTTATGGCGTTTAAGTCTAAACTCATATTGTATCCTTTAATTGTTTAATTGTTATTATTTATTTATTTATTAATTATATTATAAGTAATTAATTGGTTAATTCAAAGTTAATTGTGTAATTGTTTAATTTTTTTAATTCTTTGTTAAAATTCAAAATCGTCATCAAATGAGTTTTTAGGTTCTTGATATGGTTTATCATAATTACCTTTTTGGAGATCTCCCATTAATGAGTTTGGAATAGATAGCTTATCATCTGCTAAAAAATTTCCTGCTAATTTTCCATCAACATATATTTCCAAGTTTCCGTTCTGGCCAATTTTCCATTCGCCTGAATCTCCTTCTTTTTTATTGAAATGTCCTTTAAGCCAATTTTGTTGATTAGCCGCAGCTTCTTTTAATAAATTAGATTCTGTAAGATTTTTTGTACCAAATCTTCTCATATTTTCTTGTAATTTACTCATTATTTTTCTTCCTTTTCCAAGGTGTCAATTTCAAAGTCTTCTAGTTCTCCATGAAATGCCATTGATCCTTCCATTCCCCAATCGTTGCCACCTTCATCAGTTCCAAACATCCAAATTGATTTTTCATACCCATGGTCGTCAACTTCTTCATGATCATTAAATTCAATATCAAATGGTTTACTTCCATCTATACTAACTGTTATTGTAAGATTTGTACCACTTCCCATTTTTGTATTTTTCAATTCAATTCTTGGTTGATAGTTTTGATTATCTTTGTATTTTAAATCTGTTCGTACATTTCCGTCTTTGTCTTTTAAGACTTCTGTTATACCCATTTTAGAAACTTTAGCTTTAATTATTTCCATGTATTTATCATCAATTGTTCCAGCTAACATTCCTTTTTTACCAGCAATTGTATATAATCCTTTAAATACAGCATTTGTTCCAATAATTAATATGATATTATTAGATCCTTTTTCTAATGTAGCTACAGTTGAACCGTTTTCTATTTTTTCTAATTCAAATCCCATATCAATTAATGGCTGTAATCTATTTAAAGATTGTTCTTGAAGATTTTTTTGATGATTTGTAGTAGCGTCTGCTAATGTTGGTAAAGATCCATCTGCATTTCTTTCCCATGCAAATCCTTCTTTTAATATTTTTTTTAATTTGATCATGATGTTATTTTCTTTCTATATATAAATATATCTAAAAATTAATTCTTCGCACAAATACCAAATCTATTCTTTTATATCCTGGATCATCTACTAATATAAAGGAATTTTCATATGCTTCCCATGGAATAATCATTGTTTTATCTAGTATACCATTATTTAAGTCTTTGATAACTTCATTTAATGCATTAACCGTATACAATGTATTAGTTTCTTTTTTTCTGTGTATAGAAATTGTATTTTTTCCACGATACTCATTATTTTCTGCATTAAATGTGCAATATAATTCATTACGCTTAGAATGATTTGCAAAAATAAAAATTCGCTTTTCTGGAATTTCAAAATTTTGCTTGATATATTCTGTAACTATGTCTAAATTTGTTTTATGTGCAAATGTGCACAATAGTTGTGTCCTCACTTCTTATCCTAACTTTGATCAGCCATAAATGTATAACTATCCAATTTAGGGACTTTATTTCTAAGTCTAAATCGATAATGTCCTTTTGTAACTGATGCAATTACAAAGTCACTAGCTGTTCCTATATGTGGGGTAGTTTCTTTATCAAAATACCAAATTAATCCGGTGATACCAGCAAAGAATGTATTTTTTACTTTTTGTAATCCTTGTACAAGAGCTGATGGTTCTTTTATTAACATGGTTCTTTCTAATCGTTTAAACCAAATAATTACTTCTTTGTTTTCATTATCTATTATATTTCCTACGTTTATTGTAATTGGCTTATTAGTTGAAGAAGCAACACTAATTTTTTCAGCTTCGTCGTCGCTTACCCAATATGATTGTTTCTTACCGTCTTGATTAGTAGTTACTCTTGTATCTCTAACATCAGTATCTAATTTTGTTTGATAGAAAATTTTATTTAGTTCTTGAAATCCTAAATACCAATTTTGCCAATAATATCCCATTGCAACTTCACGAAATATAGAAACTGAAGTAGGATTTTGATTTTTATTTGCAAATCGAGTATCTAAAATTTCAATCATTTTTTTTAATGCTTCATGAGATTCTGGATCTACCATTGGAGATAGTGTACTAAAAACATCTCCTAAATCAGCATATGGTTCTATAACTGTTTTATAAAAATCTCTTAATTCAAATGTTATGTCATATCTATTAGCATCTCCATCCCCCGCAGGATCAAAATGATAATTTGAAGGTTCTCCTAATTCTTTTACTTCCCATTTTTCACCATTTTCCATTTGGATATCTTTATCTTGATTCCCTCCAGAACTACTATCTGCTACTGCTAGAATTACTGGTAATTCTCCTCTACCTTGATCTGGGCCTTTTAAAGGCCAAAATTTAACAAATGGTTTATATCCTTCTCCGTTAACATATGATTCAATTGAATGAGTTCTAAAATTTTCTTTGAATGCTATTTTTTCTTCTGGTGATAACGTGTTATATGTTTGTATAACTAGTTGTATTAGATTTGATGAAACATTTGCTGCAGATAATGCATCAGACATATTTTCAAAAAAACTTTCGTCTTGTTCGTGTAAGCCTTTAGCTTGATAAATTGTGCGATCGATTTCTTGTTCAGAAAGCATATCAGTTTCTTGTAATACCGTACGAAGCACTTCATAATCAGAATCCTTTGTTGGATATCCAGAATCTAATTGATATGTCCATTCATTAATAATTTTATCTATCATAACTTGATGTCATTCATTTTACTATAAATATTGCCTACTTTACATTTAACAGGGAACTTTCCGGTTTCTAATACCTGTTTTATCTTTGGTAAAATTATTTTTGCTTCTGTTACTGGTATATCAAATAACAATGAATCATATGTATATAATATTAAACAAGTTTTAGTTTTTTCTAATAACTGCTGGATTTCATATAATTTTTTTACTGAGAATTCAGTTTCAACTGCTTGTAGTAAATAATTAAATAACTTATTCTTATTCATTTCTTTTAAGTTTTCATTACTTAATACACGTTGATTAATTGGAGTTTTTACATATCCTAC